ATCATAGCGATGAAGACATTGACGCGGATAAGAGTGGGGAGTTAGCATCTAAACTAAAAGTTTGTTTGGCTGAGTTTCCGAAGTTAGGTATGAATGAAATACTACAAGGTGATTTAATGTTTACAGATGATGTAACTACAACAGACATTGATGGTGAATCACATTATGTATTCACACCTAATACAATCATGTACGCTGTACCTGTCAACTCTAAAATCGGTAAAGAAATTAACAACGCTAAAGTTGGAATTGTTTGGCACACGACATATAAAGGTAAATCAGTAGAAAGTTTACAAGCATCATTCGGAGCTAAGATACCAGGTAAATCTCCTAGTGTTTGGCAAGATGATGCTACATTTAAAGACGTATCTGGTAGAGCTACATTCACAGCTAAAGATACAGTAAAAGTAACTAAACTATTATCAAACGCTGGTAAACAATTTCAAAAGATTAAATCAGGTGAATTCAATCAATTTATGAGATGGCAGAATAGTTTAGGATCATCAGCAGTCGGAGCGGGATTTAAAACATATCTAAATACATATACAAGAGCGGGTAAAACATTACCAGCTTCTGGAAAAGTAGTACAAGCTTATTTCAAACATTTTAATGATTGGTGGATAAAGAACAAAGGTGATACACCAACATCTAAACAGAATTTAAAAAGACATTTAGCTGAGATAAGAAAAGCTACATCAACATTAAAGAATGTAGTAGACTTTATGAAATTTCTTATAGAAGCGAAGTTGATGTTAATAAGTCAACTTGATTCAGCTAAAGGTATAGCTAAGACATTTGTTAAAGTAGATAACGGATTTAAAGTAGTAAATCCAGAAGGGTATGTCGCTATAGACAAAACAGGTGGTGCTGTTAAAATAGTAGATAAATTAGAATTTTCATTCAACAACTTTACAGTCGCTAAGAATTGGGATAAATAGTAATATGAAAGAAAGAAAACAACCTCAAGATCCTCATGTAGATGATGAACCAGGTACACAACCTAAGAAATACTACAAAGGATTGAGTATAAAAGATAAAGAAGCTAGAGCTAAACATTTCAAAACAGGTGGTAAAGGTCCAGCTCCAGGTGATAAAGATGACGATGGTAAACAAGTCAAGACTAAACCAAGTAAACATACAGTTAAGTTTAATAAAATGTTTGGTGAAGGTGACGCGGATAAATCACTTAAGAAGAAAGCTGATAAGTCAGGTATATCTATGGGAATATTAAAACAAGTATTCAAACGAGGTGTTAAAGCTTGGCAAACGGGTCATAGACCAGGTACAACAGCTGTACAATGGGGTCACGCTAGAGTCAATTCTTTTATTACTAAAGGTAAAGGTACATGGGGTAAAGCTGATAAAGACTTAGCTGATAAAGTTAGAGGTGAATCTAATGAAGGTTTATGGGATAATATTAGAAAGAAAAGAGCTCGAGGTGAACCAATGAGAAAGAAAGGTGAAAAGGGAGCTCCAACACCTGATGCTATTAAGAGGTCACAATGAAAACATTTTTAGAACATATTGACTTTGGTTTATACGAAGGTAAGCATGTACCTTTAGAAAGACCAATGGTTGAAGTAACAGAAGACGATAATAAAGAAATTAACAAACCTAAGAAAGGTGGACCGAAAAAGTTTTATGTTTATGTTAAAGACGGAGACAAAGTAAAGAAAGTAACTTTCGGAGCTAAAGGTGGTGGAGCTAGACTATCAGTTAAGTTAGATGATCCTGAAGCTAGAAAATCATTTGCCGCTAGACATAATTGTGATACAGCTAATGATAAACTATCAGCTCGATATTGGAGTTGTAGATTACCATACTACGCTAAAGATTTAGGACTAACAGGTGGTGGAAATTTCTTCTGGTAGACCATATGTTGATGAGGGTGAATTAAGAACATTCTCAACTAACGTACTCGATACTGAATTAGTTTGGCATCGTGATAAAGAACATAGAAAGATAACAGTATTAGAAGGTGAAGGGTGGCAGTTTCAATTTAATGGTAATTTACCATTTGAATTAAAATATGATCACAAATTTGAGATACCACAGGGAATGTATCATAGAATAATTAAAGGTAAAACAGATTTAGTTTTAAAAATAGAGAAAGATGAAAAACTTTAAAGACATAATAGAAGATAATACTAAAGGTGTAACATTTACTTTTGGTCGTTTCAATCCGCCTACAGTCGGACACATGAAGTTAGCTAATAAGATGAAGACTATCGGTAGAGGTCAAGACATAAAAATATATACTTCACATACTACAGACAAAAAAAAGAATCCATTAACAAACGCTCAGATTAGAAAATACATGGGTGCTATGTTACCAAGAGGTGTTGATGTAGAAGATACAGTAGCTAAAACTATATTAGACGCTTGTGTTGATTTATATAATCAAGGTTATAAAGATATACAATTAGTTGTTGGTTCAGATAGAATTAAAGTATTTGATACACTATTAAAGAAATACAATGGTGTTAAATCTACACATGGTTTATACAAATTTAAATCAATCAAAGTTGTATCAGCCGGTGCTAGAGATCCTGATTCAACAGGTGTTGATGGTATGTCGGCATCTAAAATGAGACAATTAGTATCAGTCGGTGATGAGAAAACATTTATAGATTCATTACCACCTAGATATAAACTTGGTAAACAATTATATAAAGCTGTACAGAAAGGTATGGGTATTAGTGAAGACTTTCCAGATTTCATGTATGAGATTTATAATCCACAACAACATGAATGGGGTACAGATGCTGGTAGAGAATACGCTCAAGAATTTACACCAGGTCAAACTATAACTAACTTTATTAAAACTAGAACTGAACAAGAAGTACCGAAAAAAGTATTAGTAGATAAAGAAAAGTTTTATAAAGAATTAAAAAAAGAAAGAAGTAAATTTAAAGATGATTATGGTGACAGAGCTGATGAAATAATGCACGCGACAGCTATGAACATGGCTAAGAGAAAACATGGACTATCTTAAATATAAAGAAGAAGACTTAGTACTTGATATAGATGAGGGTATAAATGATCCTGGTATATTCAAGGCTATCATTCTAGCGGGTGGACCTGGTAGTGGTAAGTCTTATGTAGCTAAGAAATTGGGACTAAAATCTTTAGGTCTTGTAGTTGTCAATTCAGATTCATTCTTTGAGTTACTAATGAAGAAGAAAGGTTTATCTTTAAAGATGCCAGAGAATGAAACAGAAGAAAGAGATGCTGCTAGAATGGCCGCTAGAGGTTTAACTGATAAAAGATATAAGTCATTAATTAACGCTAGAATGGGTATCATAGTAGACTCAACATCAGGTGATCAAGGTAAGACGTTTAAGATATGGAGAGAACTAACAGAAGTTGGGTATGATGTTAAATGTATCTTTATACAGACAGATTTAGATGTAGCGTTACAAAGAAATAATGAGAGAGACAGAAGTATACCTGAAAAAATTGTAAAAGCTTCACATAAAGCCGCTCAAGGTGTGAAAAAAATGTTAGAAAAGAAACTGAAAAGAGACTTTCATGAAATAACAAATAATGGTGGACCGATTGATATTAAAGTGGCAGGTAAATTATCAACTTGGTCTAGACAGATAAACAGTAAAGGTATTGAATGGATATCAGCTGTAAAAAGAGGTATGAATTCTTCTGTTAGAGAAGACATACATACTAGTACAATAGAAAAATTTAATAATTATATACATAATGGAGAATCGAAATGAATTTATTAAACTTAACATTAAACCAACCCTTAGAACCTTATACAGGATATGAACTATTTAACGAAAAACGAGTGATCGTGTTCGGATTACCTGGTGCTTTTACACCAACTTGTTCATCTAAACAATTACCTGGTTTTGAAGAATTGTATGATCAATTTAAAGAAAAGGGTATAGATGAAATATATTGTGTTTCAGTTAATGACGGATTCGTAATGAGATCGTGGGCTAAAGAACATACTTGTGGAGATAAAGTTAAATGTTTAGCTGATGGAAACGGTGAATTTACTAGAAGAATGGGTATGTTAGTAGAAAAAACTAATCTAGGATTTGGTATGAGAAGTTGGAGGTACGCTGCTGTTATAAATAATGGTATAGTAGAACAAATGTTCGAAGAAGAAGGTATGGAAGATAATCATAGTGAAGACCCATACGAAGTTTCAACACCAGAAAATATTTTAGAGAGAATATAATAAATGACAATAGCATCATCAAATATCGGATTTTCAACTATCGCGGCAGAGAAAGGTATAGGTAATAGTAATTTATCTTTAGCTGGTATGTCAGGTGGTCAATTAAAACTTCCGATGGCTGATGATCAAGGTGCTAGTTCACAGTACGGGACTTTTACTCAGACATGGACTTATGGTGGAGAGAATGCTTCTAGAAGTAGTTCTACTGTAACATCAGCTCAAGGTCAAGGTGTTACAGGATTAAATCAAGCATCTTACGCGTTGAGTGAATGGGTAGGTTTTGACCCAGGTGTCGATGCATCGGCCACTACAGGTACAGCGATACTTACTACTCAAAATACACAGAGTTCGGCATCTTGTTTTGTACTAGCTGGTTGTATCAATGATATATATTGTCAGAAATCAGGTAATACTATTACATTTTATGTTACAAAAACACAACAAAACTCCTTCTCAGGAACACCCGTAGGATATAACGGTGCCGGTTCAGGTACAACTTTATCAGGTACTACAGCTATAGGTACAATAACACTTGGTACGAATCAATCAGTTCCTACAGGTTGTTCTATGAGTTATACTACTACACATTCAGCTGGAAGCGGTGGATTCTTTGGTTCTGGTGGAATTGTTGCAACAGTATCAGGTGGTAGTACTAGTACAAGTAATTTAGGATCAACAAAAATAGGTTATAACGTCAGAAGTGGTGGTGTGTCAGAAGGTGGTCCTGGTACAAATTCAATAGCTAGATTTCAAAATACTTTCAAATTTAATTTTACAGGTGTGAGTAGTGGAAACTCAAGCTTTCCATTAATGACAACAGCTACAATTGGTATCAAACTCAATCAAGTTACATTTGCTGGTCATGGGTCTGGGTTTCTCTCATGTTAACAATACATACGACATACGATTTTCAAAGAACTTCTGGAGGTAAAACCGTTTCTCTACAAGCTTCAGTAGGTATTTATAAAGGTGAAATACCCACAAAAGAAATGTATTATAGAACTACACCTGATCAAAATACAGATTTTACGAAATTTGATAAACCTGACTTTTCTTCATTAACACCCGAAGAAACAATAATAGTACCATATGTCATACCATCAAATTTACAAACAACAGCTCTACCCGCTGATAGAAGTGGTACAACACCTGAAAGTTATACTGATTTTGACTATAAATTACGATTAATCGAAACAGAATTAGATAAAGAGGGTTCAGATGTTACTACAGCTATAAACACTTTATCAGAAAAATATAGTAGTCTAGAATTCACAACAGACTAGTTTATAAATTTTTAAATACATAAATACATTATAATAACGGAGAATCAAAAATGTCATTTCCATGGAAACCAATAACAACTGAAGCTAACTTACACGCTTCAACTGTTTCAAATGTCGGTCTAAGTCGATATGTTAGATTACTTAATACCGCGGCAGTGGGTACTGAACATCTTATAACATTAGCTAATGTCGGTACAACAACGATAGGTACATTTACCATCGAAGGTCAACAAGAAGTAATTATACAAAAGGACCCAACTGATACTTTAATAGGCAACGCAGTAGTAGAAGCTGTTGGTGTCTCAATAAACAGTAACTAATATTATGAAAAATACAACAGTAGTCACCGACTTCAAAGACCTTAAGAAGGCTATAGCCGAAGTCACAAAAAAACAACCAGCTCAAACTCGCTATCAACAACAAGCGAAAAAAATGGGATATACAAAAGACGAAACTGTTGTAACAGAACAATCTATATCAGAGGCTTCAGCCTTTGATGGTATGAAAGACATTGTTAAAACTAAAGGTGCTAAGAAAGTCAATGGTGTAATGATTGATATGTTTACAGCTAGTGTCATAACAAAAGCTTATGATAAAGTAAACGACGCTAATAAAAAGAAAATGGAAAAGGCTAATGTTCAGACATTAGTAGCATTAGCACAGAAAGTCATGGGACTCAAAGCATCAAACGAATTCGGTAAAGATCCTTTAAAGGGATTTCCATACAACGAAGTATCAAAGAACGAAGAAATACAAGAATTAATATCTAAAGAAGGTTTCGCGAGTGACGCTCAGAGAAAAGCAGCGTTCGCTAACGGATACAAAGAGAAAGGTAAAAAGAAAGAAAAGAAAGAAGATATTGAAGAAGGTAAATACACAGAGTATTCTGATTTATTAGTAATGAAAGCTAGAATCATTGATAAAGAAGGTCCTAAGTCAAATAAACTTCCAGCAGTTGATGATGCTATTAGAATAGCTAAAAAGAAACTCGGTGTAAAAGAATCAGTTCTTAATGAAGGTACATGGGCTGTTCCAGATTCATATAAGAAGTTATATAATTTACAAGTAGGTTTCTTACAGATGCCATCAAAAGCTAATCCAGCTAATGCTAAGAGAATGGCTAAAAATATATACAATATATTTGGCGATGATAGTTTTTATGATGATTTATTAAAAGTAGAAAACGGTGATGATACAGAAACAAAAGATTTAAGAGATTTAATAGTTAAACATTTAGAACCTTGGGGACTTAAATTTAAGAAAGGTTCTAAGTATCAAATTACACATGCACCACAGAAGTGGATAGATAATATGACAGCTGAACCAGCTGAGTCAGCTAAGAAAAGAAAACCAGGTAGACTTAAACCTACAGGTCTAGGTCGATCAATGAAAGTTGATTTATTGAAAGAAGACGAGATGTCTAGAGCGAAAGAAGTTATAGCTTTACAGAAGAAACACGATCAAGAGAAAGAAGCTGAAAAAGATAAACTTGAGAAAGAAAAAGAGAACGCTAAGAAGGCAGCTGAAAGAGCTAAACAAACAGAATCTTTTGTTACTAAATCACCATTCAAATTAAAATCAAAACAATATCCTAGAGCTATCTCTATTGAATCTAAAGGATATGGTCGTAGACATGCTAAATCAGAAGACATATTAGAAGCTTGTGAGTCATTTGGTATGATTACTGAACAAGAATTACAAATAGAAAAAATTGAAAAAGTTCTAGGTAAACAAGGATTTTTGACATATAATAAACTTGAGTTAGACGATATCTTTGAAGATAGAGAAACACAAAGAATGATCTTAGCTCTTGAATCAGTTACAGAAGATACTAAACCTACAGAATACAATAGAGAAAGTATTACAAGAGCTTTAGAAGAAGACTTAAATGTAGAGTTTACAAAACCAGATGGTATGAAAGCTGTAGGTCCTGTTCTTAAGATGAGTGGTAATACATATAATCTTAAAGATATGCATACAGGTAAATCATTCACATTTAAGTACATAAACGAGGACAAAGAAGTGAAAACATTCGGACAAGTAATTAGTGAAGCTAGATTCTCAGCTAAACTAGTAAAACAGGCTGGTGGTATAGCTTTCGACAAAAGATATGTCGGTGGTAATATGACTGGAGCTACAAACGCTATAGAGAAATTAAAGAAAGGATTATCAGACGATCCTAAAGTTAGAGAACTATTGAGAATCGCTAATGAAAGTTTCAATACACCATTTTTCAAAGAGATGAATGCCGAAGATCAAGACGCGTATGTTAAGTTTTTCCAATCAGCATTAAAAAGATTTGATGTTACTTCACCCGCTCAACTTTCAACAGATAAGAAAAAAGAATTCTTTAACTACATTGATAAGAACTATAAAGCTAAAGATGAAGATGTAAAAGAAAACAATATACCACATATGTGTGCTACTCATGTAGAACATGCTATGTGGGGTTCAGGTGTTTGTGTATCAGGTGATCATGATCTAATAGAACAAGAAGACGGTTCATTTGATGTAAAACATTACACAGTAGAATTCGCTCATGGTATCGAAGAAATGGTATCGGTACAAGAATTGGGTGTAACAAAAGCTGAATCTCATGCTCATGCGATGGCTAAGAAAGCTGGTCGTAAAAAACTAAAAGCTAATAAATCTGAACAATCTAAAGTTGATGCCAGAAGAAAGACTTTTAGAGAAAAAATGAGAAAATTAGGTTACATTAAGGCCAAATAAAATGATTACAGAAGGTAGAAAAGCTCCAGATATGGGGATGCCATCTCAAGCAGGTAATAACTTATTACATGCCTTAGTATTAAAAGCTAAGTCTGAAAGAGAACTTAAGGGTATGATCGATAAGTTAGCACTCAAAATGGGTGGTAAGTATAAAGATGCTAAAGACCCTGTAATATTAGATACAGCGATTGATTTCTTTCAACAGAAAGGGAACAAGGGTGAACAAGGTAAGCCTGATAGGAATGTCTTTGTTCAAGTAAAAGGAGCTGCCGATCTTCGGAATGGTAGTGTGATTAAACTAGATGATAAAAAACAAGTTAAGATTACTCAAGATCAAGCTAATAAAATCATCAAGAATTTACAAAAACTTAAACCTCTACAAAGAGGTCAAGTCCAGAAAGCGATGCAGAAGGATAAAACAGGTTTTGATAAATTTTTAAAGATTCTAGATGTATAAATACATATAAGAATTAAATTAAATATCGGGAGATAAAACAATGCCACTATGGGGAGCAACAGACGCAGACGAGTCAAAGCCTAAACACTTGACTACTGCACAAAAGAAAGAAGTCTACGCCGCAGCCGGTGGTTGGACAGTCGAAGCAGGTTCTACAATGTCTGGTAATGGTAATACAAGTGCCACACCAGAAGTTTTAGTGGCTATTGGTTCATTGACAACTTCATTAGGTTCAGCAGACATAACAGGAATAGAATGGATCACAACAACAGCAGATAAATCTGATGGATTTACTTTATCAGTAAGAGCTAGATTTAACGAATTTGTTGATGTCGATACAACTAGCGGAACACCTTACTTAGCCGTTACTAACGGAAACCAAGGTTCTGGTACAGGTAGAGGTCCACACAACTTAGCATACGCTTCAGGTACAGGTACTAATGAATTAGTATTCTCACTAGCAATAGGAGCAGCTAACGCAGCTACAAATGCTGATGATGTATTAGTAATCGGTGCTAATGCCATGAACTTGAACTCTGGTACTATTAAAGATGCCGGTACTTCAACAAACGCGACTATTACAAATGCCGCGTCAATTGGTACAGCAGCTGGTTCATTAACAGTTACAGCGTAAATAGGATAAAATTATGAAATCTTTTAAAAGTTATATTAAAGAAAGTAATGGATCTGGTGGGATATCAAGTGATATCCCTCAAGATTTTCATATGCTTGACAAAGAAGATGTGAGACAAAGAGTTAACACTTGGTTAGAAGGTTGTTCAAGTATGGAATATTCTTCTGTAGAAGCAGCTTTAACTCAATTAGCAGGTAAAGTTCAACAACTAGGGTTAACATTCAATATGTCAGAACAAGAGTTCGGTCAAGATGGTTCAATAACTTTGAACGTACATCAATATGGTGAGAAATTTGACCCTGCTGATACTCATGTATTAGTACCAACAATACCAGAAGACTTATCAATGACTGTAGATTACTCAGTTAGTGGTCAAGGTGGATATGTAATATCAGCTAAATTGAACTAGTTTTCGTAAGTACTATATACTTACATGATGGATATATTTGAAGACCTCAATGAGGACAATTTTACACTTTTCGCTATAAGATATTACGATAACCCTCAATGTACGAGTACAGAGGAATTTTATGAAGATATCAGAAGATTTCGATATCTGAAAAGACTTCTAAAACGGTACACAAAAACGGGTGAATTAAGAGAACGCTTAATTCTCAATCATTTAATAGTGTTAAGTAATTTGTTTGGCGTTGATAACACCATCAAAATGTTAGAGTTCAAAATCGAAACCGAGTATTGGTCTATTTTAAAGACTTGTTTGTTATATTTGAATTATATAGATGAAGATTGGAAAGTAGAAATTCCATTAGACAACGAAGTTACACAACGAATGAGAGAAATTTAGATATGGCAAGTAGAGCTATAGACACAGTTATCACCTTTAGAGTTCTGAAACTCTTAACAAAAAAATGGACTGAACATGAAGCCTTTAATTTAGGTATCATTGACAAAAAAGGTAAAAGAAATAAAGAAGTCCCTATCGATACAAAAGAAAAGAAAGAAGCGTTTACCTTTCTACACAGACTTGTATTCAATCTCAAAAGAATCATAGAATTACTACCAGGTGGTAAATCAAGACTTGGTTCTTACGCTGCCGCGTTATTTCTTATAAAAGAACACACAGGTTTATCTGGTTCTCAGTTAGACAAAGAAGTATTTAAATATCTACAAGAAGCAGATCTTTTGGATAAAAATCTACTAGAAGAATTCGAACCGATCACAAAGTTAGAAACAGAAAAAACATTTCAACTCAGACAAAACATGATCATTAATGAAGATTTTGAAGCTGAAAGAGGTGATACACTAATTCATTCAGGTGCTAAACCTGTAGGAAAAGTATATGGAATTAGTCTATTTAGAATGTATAATGTCGATCAAAACAAAATGATGATATGTTCAGGACATGACTTAAAATGAGTAGAGACTATAAAAAAGAGTACGAAAGATATCATTCTAAACCTGAACAAAAGGTCCGTAGAGCGGCTCGTAATGCTGCTAGAAGACTTCTAAAAGACCGAAAAGATATCAAGGGTAAAGATGTACATCATAAAGATAACAACCCAGAGAACAATGACCCGAAAAATCTATCAGTAGTCAGTAAAAATTACAATAGAAAAGAACCTAGAATGAGAGAAGACATGGGTACTACAACAGGTACACATATAGCGGGTACTGGTGACGATAGTTCTACAGTATTAGTCAAGAAGAAGAAAAGAATATTGAAAAGAATTAAAGACACAACTAACTATAATAAGAAGGGTGGACATGATGTCTAACTTTCTCAACTTTCTTAAAACTTGTGTTATAAAGATAAAAGATTTCATTATTTGGTTATGGTTGAGATTTATGAGACTTTTCGAAGATCATAAATATCTTCATGTAACACACACTAAATATAATAGTGAAGGTGAAGTAGTAGATGTCTTAATCAAGAGTTTTACAGTAAGAAAGTTCTATAAACAATCACCGAAACACATAAAGTTCAAGACTTATGACGGAACTTATGTAGAACTAAAAACAGCGACACCGATGGATTACATGACAGAAACAATAGTTGGTGAAGTTAAAACATTTGAATAATGAGTGAGTGTCCAGAAGATTTAGTCTGTTTTACAGAAGATGATTGGACAGATTTCGTTACAGAATATGAATTAGAAATCATAGACGAAGTTGGTAGATTACCTGATGTACAACCAGCAAGTGATGCTCAAGCAGTTGTAGACTTTGGTTGGCAACTATTATTTTTAACTCCTTGGGAGTTAGCTTATATAGCTCTACCAATGACTGTATTAGCTTTCTATGGACTTACCATATATGGGTTATTCAAATATATACAGAGGAAATTCTCATGATTGAAAAAATAATAGCAGAGAACTTAAAAATAGATCAAGACTCAATTAAAGATGATTCAAATTTTGTCAATGATCTTGGAGCAGATTCACTAAATATAGTAGAAGTGATTATGAATATCGAAGAAGAATTTGATATTGAAATACCAGATGATGATGCTGAAACACTTCATACTGTAGGTGATTTAAAACAGTACATTGAGGATAATTCATAATGCAACAGTTTTTTATAGCAATAATACTAATTTTAGGATTAGGTTGTTGGTGGTTGTATTCAGAGAATCAAACATTGACAATGAACAATATGCAATTAGAAGTTGCTATTAAACAACAAGAAGAAGCGATAGCGACTATTAAAGAAAGTTATGAGAAACAAGGTAGAGCCTTGAATCAGTTATCTTCTAGAAACGCTCAGATAGAATCTGAGATGAACGGGTACTTGGATATATTCAGAAGACATAATCTGAACAAATTAGCGATAGCTAAACCGGGTTTAATTGAAAAAGATGCCAATGATGCTACATCAGCGGTTTTCAGGAGTATAGAAAATGATAGCAAAGAGCTTGATTCGTTGGACGATCCTAGTTCCGACATTAATCCTAACAATTAGTGGTTGTTCTATTATGGGTACAAAACCCATAACAGTTAGTTCAGCACCTATTGAAATAGACATTATTCAACCAACAATGCCGAGAAATATTGATCTTAAAGATCCTCAATGGCATGTAGTTTCATCAGCTAAAATTGTTAATCCATGTGTCAAAGAATCATATGAACCTAAACAGTTTGATAAAGACAATAAAGAGAAGTTTAAAAGACCGAAGATAGATCACCCTGAAGGTTTACTAAATGATAAAGGTAAAGTTATCAGAGTATGTAAACTCGGTAAAGAGAATAATTGGCCAGAAGGTTACACATACTTAGATAAATTCTTAGATGAAGTAAAGAAAAAGAATAGTGGTGATGTAGTGTTCTTCGCGATCACTACAGAAGACTATGAGTTGATGGCATACAATATGCAAGAACTCAGAAGATATATTCGAGAAGTACAAGAAGTAGTCGTGTACTATCGTAATGTAACAATCAATGATAAAGAAGCTGTCGGAGCTAAAGTCACTAAAAAATAATATCTTGACAGATTAGCGAAAGCTGATATAATAGATATATGAACTAAAATAATTTAGTTCTTAATAAAAATGTTATTGCTACGGCAATGACACTTTTGACAAAAGGAGAAAAAATGTCAAACACAAATACGCCTTCGCTCAAGGCTTCAATAAAAGAGTATGAAGAATCCACTACTGAAACCTTTCTAGGTAAAATCCAAAAACCTGAACTTGTTGATAAGTATCTTGGTAGAATGATGTTACAATTAAAGTTTGTAGAATCTGGTGGGGCCTCAAAACAAACACGATCTATAGATTTAAGTGATTCTCATATCAGTAATCTAGCTGATTCATTGGAAAGAGAAATACAGTATGATCAACCACCTCTTATGGTATTTAAATCAAACGAAGAAAAGTATGTCATTGTTCAAGGTGAACATAGACTTCAAGCTTTAAAGAGATTAGGGTTTGAAGATTATTTCTTTGATGTCATTGATATAGATATCGATCATCCAGGCCTGGCTAAGAATCATCAATATAATCATTGGTATAGTTTGATTAGTAATAGATCAAATGACCACACACCAGCGGGTGTTCCAAAATTAACTGAAACATCAGCGTCTATGCTTACTGATATCAGTAACGGACTATTAGATAGAGAAGATTTTAGTATGGAGAATCAGGATAAAGCTGAGTCATGGGTCAGTACATATAGACCAAGTGCTTCTACAAATCAAGTTAAAAATATATTAAGACGAGTGAGAGAAGATTTAGATGATATAGGTACATTCAGAACTCTAAAAAAAGAGAAAGCTAGACCAGTAGCTCAAGCTTGTGGTTTATCTGATGATGTACATATAGTGTCACATGATATGTTAAACAGATACTATTATGATTTCTTATGCACAGGTCAAAAACATGATATAGTAGTTCGTATCAATTCTAGTAATTTTGCTTTGAATAGTGAACAATTAAAGACAGAGAGAAATAACTGTATAGATACTGATCACAAATATTCACTTAGAACTGAAAAGTCTAAGTTAAGAAGTCTTGGTGTATCAGATGCTATACTTAACAGAGTTAAAGTTAAAGGGTTTTTACCTCAAGGTAACAATGAACCGAGTACAAAGTTAATCACCTTGACAAATAAGCAAAGGCTAGTATAATAGATAGTATATATTATGTTTTGGGTTGATAAAAAATATTTACGATTAGTCAGTTCTCGGTTTAGAAACGCCAAGTGGAAAACCGAAGACTTACTTAATCATTCGTGTCCGTATTGTGGTGATTCTGAAAAGAATACTCATAAGGCACGTGGTTATCATTTCAAAATGAAAGAGACTTTTGTATACAAATGTCATAATTGTTCTATATCTAAAGCTTTCAGTAAGTTTCTAAAAGATCATGATACAAAACTATATAATGAGTATTGTGTAGAAAAGTTCTATAAGAAAGAACCTTCATTTACGAGTGTTATAGAGAAGACAACAACACCGATATTTAAAGACGATCCTCTCAAAAAAGTGGGTTGTGTATCAGCGATCGATAGTCAAGTAGCGATAGATTATCTCAATCATAGAAAGATTCCGAAACACAAATGGGACGAATTATACTATATTGAAAATTGTCAATCTCTAAGTTCTTTGGATTATAAGTATAGAGATAGAGTGTTTGGAAATGACCCAAGATTAGTTTTACCTTTCTATT